GGCAGATCCCCCCTCCTTTGTTGCGATCGCAAGCGATTGAAGGCTTCGACGACAGCTCGCGGGCTCGGCAGCGCGCACATGGCGAAACGGGCGCGCTTGGCCCCGATCGTCGCTGGGGGATGCTGTGCGTGCTCCATCTGCGGCGAGCTGATCCTCCCCGGCCAGCTCTGGGATCTCGACCACAAGCCGGACCGTTCCGGCTATCGCGGGCCGGCGCATCAACGGTGCAACCGTCGCGACGGCGCGATGCGCGGTAACCGTCCACGTCGGCAGTCGCGCTCATGGTGAACCCGCGCGTCATGGCGGTGCCGCCGGCGCCTTCGTCGCTCGGCTCGCGCGCGGTCGAGTTCTCGCGTCGTGTCGGGCTGCGGCTCGACCCCGAGCAGGAGATGGTGCTTGAGCGTTCGCTCGGCGTCCGCGACGACGGCCGCTGGCAGACGTTCGAGGTCGGGATCAATCAGCCGCGCCAGAACGGCAAGGGCGAGATTCTGATGGCGCGCGAGCTGTTCGGCCTCTTCGAGCTGGAAGAGCGGCTGCTCGTCCATTCGGCGCACGAGTTCAAGACCTCAGAGCGGCACTTCATGCGGATGGAGGCGGCGATCCGCAACTGCCCCGACTTGTACGCGCGACTGAAGCGGTCGAACGCCGGCCGCGTCGTCGGCTTCCGCTACTCGCACGGCGACGAGGCGATCGAGTTGGAGTCGGGCGCGCTGATCGAGTTCCGGTCGCGGACGAAGGGCGGGATGCGAGGTTGGGACGACGTGTCGTTCATCGCGATCGACGAGGCGATGATCCACCGGGAGGATTCGCACTCGTCGATGATGCCGACGGTGCGCGCGTCGACTGCGCCGCATGGCCCGCAGATTTGGTATGCGGGTTCGGCGGTCGACCAGGACACGCACGAGCACGGTGTCGTGTGGACGCGGGTGCGTGAGCGCGGGCTCGCCGGCAACGATCCGGCGCTCGCCTACTTCGAGTGGTCGCTCGACTACGACCACCCGGACGAGGTTCCCGACGAGGTCGCTGAGGATCACGACGTTTGGAAGTTGGTGAACCCGGCGATGGTGCGCGGTCGTGTGCTTGTGGAACAGATGGAGCGCGAGCTTGCGTCGATGTCGCGGCGCGGGTTCGTGGTCGAGCTGCTCGGCGTTGGCGACTACCCGCTCACGGACGGTTCGGCGGACCGTGTGATCTCGGATGAGGCGTGGGCGGAAGTGTTGGACGAGCGGTCGGTGATGCTCGATCCGATCGTGATCGCGTTTGACGTGTCGCCGCGCCGGCGCAGCTCGATCGCTTCGGCGGGGCTGAACGAGCAGGGCCGGCCGATGGTCGAGTTGATCGCGGCGCGCGAGGGGACGGGCTGGGTGACGGAGCGGCTCGCGCAGCTCTACGAGAAGCATGACGTGGAGGAGATCCTCTGCGACGGGTTCGGCCCGTCGGTCGCGATCGCGCGTCGCGTCGACGAGGTCGGGATCACGGTGCGCAGGATCGGGTCGGGCGAGTACGCGCAGGCGTGCGGCCTGTTCGCGGATCTCGTCGGTGAGCGCGAGCTGCGCCATCTCGGGCAGGGCGAGCTGGACGCGGCGGTGAAGGGCGCGCGGACTCGGCCGCTCGTTGATCGGTGGGCGTGGTCGCGGTCGAAGTCGGTCAGCGACGTCGGCCCGCTGGTGGCGGCGTCGATCGCGTCGTGGGCTGCGAGCGAGAAGAACTTGGCCGAGGTCGCGATCTACTGATGGGCCTGCGGTCTTGGCTGAGGGGGGGCGAGCAGGGCGGGTCGCTGATGGCGCCGTCGTCTGAGGAGTTGGTCGAGCGCGAGTCGTCCCCGCCGCTCGACCCGGACATGGCGACCGGCGACCCGCTGCTCGATTTCGCGGTTCCGTGGTGGCAGTGGGAGAACGGGCTGACGCCCGGCTTCTGGGCCGGCAACGGTCTGCTCGCTGAGCGCGTCTGGATATGCAACCGCTGCATCCAGATGAACGCGCAGCAGGTCGCGTCGATGCCGCTGAAGTTCGAGGGCCCGCCGTCGGTGACGCAGCCGGCGTGGGTGGCGGCGCCCGACCCGGCGTGGTTCCCGAACGGGATCTCGGACGCGATCTTCGCGATCGTCGCGCAGCTCTACGGCTGGGGCTTCGCCTGCCTGTATGTCACCGATCGTTACGCGGACGGGTATCCGCGCACCTGGACGGTGCTCGACTCCAGGCTGATGTCGATCACGGCTGTCGAGGGTGCGCGCAGCTACAAGATCGGAGGGCTGGACCTTGATCCCGCCGACGTCGTGCAGATCGACCGAAACCCCGGCAACAGGCTGCACGGTCAGTCGGCCATCTGGAGCTACGCGCAGATGGCCTGGGGGCTGCTCGCGGCCGGCAACCAATCCCTCGACGTCTCGACCGGAGGCGTGCCCAAGGCCGTACTCAAGTCTCAGCGCAAGCTGACCGCCGAGCAGGCGCGGAAGTTGCAGGAGCAGTGGATGGCGAAGACGCAGGCGCGCGGCGGCGCGCCGCCGGTGCTGCCGCCCGAGCTGGAGTTCGAGACGCTGTCGTTCAGTCCGAAGGACATGGCGCTGTTGGAGACGCAGGAGTGGAACGCGCTCGCGCTCGCCGCCGCGTTCGGTATCCCGGCGGTGCTGTTGAACATGGCGATCCGCTGGGGGATGACCTACCAGAACCCTGGGATGCTCGGTGAGATGTGGTGGCGGTTCGAGCTGCGGCCGACCGCGAAGCGTGTCGCGGACGCGCTGACCGCGCAGATGTTGCCGGCCGGCCAGTTCGTCTGGTTCGACGCGGAGGACACGATCCAGCCGTTCAACACGCCGACGGGGCCGCTCGCGACGGTCGAGGACGACCCGCAGGCGGCGAACGACCCGCAGGCGACATCGAACGTGGCGCCGGCTTCGCCTGTGCAGCAGGTCGGGGCGCCGACTCTGACATCGGTGACAGGAGGTAAGTCGCAGTGAGCGCAGCCGAGGAAGTGCAACCAGACTCAGAGCAGCGGCCGGCGCTCATCACCCGCGCGGTCGCGGAGGTCAAAGCCGGCGAGGGGCGCACGCTCGACGTGCGCATCGTCCCCTACGGCATCGTCGCGACCGTCTCCGATCCCGGCCGTGCGCCCTACCGGGAGCAGTGGATGGAGGGCGCGTTCGCGGATCAAGTGCGTGCGACCGGACGCGAACGCAACGTGTTCGTCAACTACAGGCACGGCGCCGGGATACAGGACGTGTTAGGCCACGGACTGAATCTGCGCGAGGCGTCCGACGGCTTCTACGGGTCGTTCCAGATCCACGACACGCCCGACGGCGAGAAGGCGCTCTACATGGTCCGCGAGGGCGTGCTCGCCGGCGTGTCGTTGGAGGCGTACCCGAAGAAGTCGGTGCGTTCGAGAGACGGCGTCGTGCAGCGCGTGAAGGCGCACCTTGTGAACATCGCGCTGACGCCCGAGCCCGCCTACGACGGCGCCGGCGTGCTCGCGATCCGCGAGGACGAGCTGATGGAGGACGCCGAGGAACTCGTCGGCCTCGAAATGGACAGGGCGCTGATCGAACGCTGCCAGCGTCTCGGGATCGCGATGCCCGACCGGATGGCTGACCTCGTGACGCGCGCGTTCACCGATACGGCCTGGGACGGCAGCGCGTCACGGTGGGACACCGCCGAGTCGTACTGCGCCGCGTCCGCGATCGACTTGAACGCGCCCGGCTCGAAGAAGACGAAGGACGCCTGCCATCTGCCCTACAAGGAGCCGGGCTCGGGCGCCGTCAACGTGAACGGCGTCCGCGCGGCGTTGTCGCGGCTCGGACAAGGCTTGCCGAAGGACGCATCGCAAGGTCAGCGTGACGCGGCTGCTGGACGGCTGCGTCGGCTGCTCGCTTCCTACAACTCACAGCAGAGCTAAGGGCCCTACCGAACGACATGGCGCACCCCGTAAGAACGGGCACCCCGGCATGGACCGGCACCCCCGAGAACGGCACCCGCCGAGCACCGTCAATCACAACTCGGAAGGAGTGCCGCTAATGGGCGGTGTGAACACGACGCCGAGCGAGACGCGCTTGTCGCTTCTCCTCGACGAGCGTGAGATCGTCACGCAGAAGTACGAGTCGGTCGTTGCGACGGTGAACGCTCGCGATGACAAGGCGATGACCGACGTCGAGACAGAGCACGTCGCGATGTACCGCGAGCGCATGTCGCAGATCGACAGCGAGGTCGAGCAGGTGTCGGCCGACCTGGAAGGGACGCGCAAGGCGATCGAGACGGCGAAGATGGTGCGCCGTGCGATGGCCGGCGCCGAGGCGGGAGTCGAGGAAGACGGCGACGGGATCATCTACCGCGACTTCGCGACCTACGCGCGTGACGTCATCCTCACGCGCGGCTCCACGGAGTGCTCGAAGATCGCGCAGATCGCAGGCGGCGAAGAGGCCGTGCTACGGGCGAAGGAGCGGCTCCAGTTGCTCAAGCGGACGCCCGCGAACACGCTCTCGTCGAACGTGGCCGGCTTGCAGCCGCCGCAATACATCGACCAGATCTTCCAGGTGATCGACAACAGCCGCCCGCTCGTCGCGGCTGCGCCTTCGACCACGCTGGAGCGCGGCACGCTCACCTACCCGAGCGTGGACACGCGGCCGATCGTTGCGGTGCAGGCAACCCAGAAGACCGAGGCCGGCAACCAGGGGATGGTCGTCAGCTTGAAGACGACGAACGCCTCGACCTACTTGGGCGGCGGCGACCTGTCCTGGCAGGCGATCCAGTGGTCAACCCCGGACGCGCTGAGCCTGTGGTTCCAGCTCTGCGCGGCCGACTACGCGCTCAAGACCGAGCAGGACGCGGCGAAGACCGTGACCGACTCGGCGTTCGGGCACATCATCAGCGCACCGCTCGCGGCGACCCCGGACTTCGCGACGATTATGACGGCGGTTGGCGCCGGCTACGCGAAGGTCTACAGCGACTCGAAGCGCGTCGCGGACACGATCATCATGGCGCCGGACAGGTTCGGCTACCTGCTCGGGTTGACGTCGACTCCGACGGCGGTGTTCGTGAACGTGAACGGCCAGAACATCGGGCCGCTCTCGATTCTCGTCTCGCGCGGGCTCGACGCGGGCACGATCATCGTCGGTGACATGGAGGGTCTGCTCGTCGCGGAGACGGGCGGCTCTCCGGTGGAGCTGCGCGTGGTCGAGCCGGCGATCGGCGGTGTCGAGGTCGGGATCATCGGCGCGTTCGAGGCCGTGGTCGTCGACCCCGGTGCGTTCTCGCTCATCACGACCGCTTCGTAAGGGGAGGCAAGCAGCAAGGCCAACGCTGGGAGGGGTTTGGTTCCCCGCCGGGCCCCTCCCTCACGCCAGAGAGTGAGATCAGATGACCGACGTCTACTCCGACTACATCTCGCTTCGCAAAGGCCCGTCACCGATCCCCGACTCGCACGAGACAGGCGTCCGCGTCTACGCGGACCCGGTCGGCGCTGTGCACACGCTGCAAAGCGACGGCACCGACGAGACGCTCGGTAGCGGCGGCGGCGGTGGCGGCGGTGCGGTTGGCCTGGGAGTCGTGAGCGTCACGGTCACAGCCGCCCAACTCATCGCACTCCCTACGACACCGATCTTGATCCTCGCCGGCACACCCGGCGTCATCAATGTCCCCATCCTGCTCGCGGCAGCGTGTATCCCCGGATCGACGCCGTTCTCGGGCCTGGACTCGTGGAAGCTCGTCCACCGAGACGATCCCGCGAACACCGCCTATCTCAGCGGTGGAGTCACCTACAGCACGTTCGCCTTCGTCAACTACCCGGCGAACGGCGTCTACAGCAACGACTCTGCACTCATCGGCGGCGACCTCATGCTCGAAGACAACGGCACGAACCTCAGCGCCGGCAACGGCCACGTCGCGATGAGCGTCGCCTACATGGTCCTACCAGCGTAAGGAGCAACGCATGACCGCATACAGAGAGCGGATGGAAGCCGGCGACTACGACGCGCCGGAAGGCGAAACGCCGGAGCCTGCGAGCGAGCCCGAGGCAGAGCCCGAGGCAGAGCCCGCATCCGACGACGAAGAGGAGTCCGAAGCGGACACGACCTCCGAAGACGTCGAGGGGCTCGCGCCGCCGCAGCGCGTCGCTGTGCGCAAACCGAAGGCGAGAACACGGTCGAGCGGCCGGACGACGAGGGCGCGCGCAGGGGCATAGATGGGCGTCGTCGTCAGCTTCGAGGACATCACACCGCCGGCGCGCTTCGACGACGTCCCCTGGACGCAAGTCCGCTTCGACGAGGCGCCGGCGAGCACCGGCCCGTACACGACGATCGACACGCAGACGATCGACTCGGTCGACCTCGACCCGTCCGAGCCGCGCCCGCGCACGTTCACGACGAGCAACGGGACGGCGCCCGACCAGTGGTACCAGCTCGTCTTCCTCGACGACTTCGCCGGCGTCAGCGCACCGACTGTCCCGATGAAGGTCGGTGTCGAGCTGACCTACACGACGACCGACGAACTGTTCCGCGTGCTCAAGATCCGCACGCCGACGACCGAGCAGACAGTCGCCGGCCAGCGGGTGATCGACACGGCGGCGGGCGAGATCAACTCCGAGATCGACCTCGCCGCCGGAGGCGCGCTGGAGGACTGGCAGCTCCAGCTCTGCTCCGGCGTGAACCTCGACCGCGCCGCCGACCTGTGGCGACACACCGAGTCAGTGCCCGGCGTGCTCGGCGTCTACGACGAAGCACTCGCGCTGCCGCCGCTCCGCTACTCGTGGGAGCGGTACGCGCAACGGCTCGCACCGCTCAAAGACCAGTGGGGGATCGCTTGACGGCGACGATCGCGCAGGTCATGGACGCTCTCGCACAACAGATCGACTCCGTCCTGTCGGCCGTCACCGACGTCACGATCCACGTCGAGCCGCGCACGTTCTCGATCGCAGAGCTGCCGGCGATCGACATGGCGCTCACAGCGGCGACCGGGCTCGAAGGCAGAACAGCGCCGATGGGGCAGGTCTACGGCGCCATCCCGATCACGATCCGCGTCCGCGTCTCGCCGGCTGACATCTACGCCGGTGAAGACCTGCTGCTCGCGCTCATGGACGACGTCGACCCGCTCTCGATCACAGCCGCGCTCTTCAAGAACCCGACCCTCGGCGGGATCGCGGACGACATCGGCTGGGGCGACGGCTGGCCGTGGACCGGCTACGAGCCGTTCGCTGACCCGAACGGGCAGGGCGACTTCCTCGGCTCCCGGCTCCCGATCATCGTGATGAAGGCGCACGACGAAGTTCCGATACCGCCCGACCCTGTCCCGATCGCGAACGCGAACTACATCTACCAAGGCGAAAGGATGAGCGGCAATCCCGGTGTGGGCGGATTCGCTGCGCACACCTGGAGCGGCTCCGACACCTGGGCGGCGAACGTGATCGACGCCGACAGCGTGACGCACTCGATCCCGGCGTCCGGCATGTCGTTCATCACGACCCTCCCGAACGGCGACCAGGGAACGCTCACGATCGACGACACGCCGACCGATCATGGCAAGTGGTTCGAGTTCCCCGGCACGCATGTGACCTCGGGTGATGCGCCGTCGATCGGGCAGCGCGTGGCGTTTACGAGGGTGCCGTGATGAGCGTCGTAGCGACCGAGACGACGACGATCTCGCTCGAACTCCATCACCCCGATCCGTGCGCGGCGTTCGCCGGGCCGCTCTGGCTCCAGCTCGCGGAAGGCGACTACGACCTGTGCAGCGTCATGGAGCTGCCGAGCGACATCAAGGCGTGGCGCTCGCAGCACAAGACCGCGCGCAAACGAGCAGACCGCGCAGAACGCAACGGCTGCACGTTCACGCGCCTGCACCGGCATGAGCGCGCCGCCGAGATCTTCGTCATCAACACGTCGCTCGGCACGCGCCAGCATCGACCGATGAGCGCCGGCTACATGCGCCAACCCTCAGCGACACCCGACCCGTTCTACCCCTGCGAACGTCACGGCGTCCACCCCTACGGTGTCGAACTCGCAGACGGCACGCTCGTCGCCTACCTGTGGCTCTACCGCGCCGGCGACCTCTGCCTCGTCTCGCAGATCCTCGGTCACGGCGGCTACCTCAACGCCGGGATCATGTACCTGCTCTGGCAGGGGATGCTCAACGCCGAGCTGCGCGAGCCCGGCCTCGTCGTCTACAACCGGCACGACTCCGGCACCGACGGGCTCCGCTTCTACAAGGAGCGCGTCGGGCTCGCAGAGACGCCGGTCAGGTGGGCAGTGTGACGATCACAGCGCCGCCAGACATCAACACGATCTCGGTGCAGGCGCGACCGTACCCGTCCTACCTGCTGCCGAAGGAAGGCACTGCGCTCGCACTGTTCGCCGCAGGCTTCCACGGCTGGAACGACGCGATCCACTTCGCACGGCAAGGGCTGCGCGGCGAGTGCGTCGATGTCGATGAGATGAAGCTGCACGAGATGCAAGCGGTCTACCCCGACG